CGGGAGGGAGCACGGCGCAAGTATGTTCGTCCTGCAGTCCGACACCGACGCAAGCGACTGGGCAGAAACGAGGCTGACGCGAGTGCTTGAGGAATGTGAACCGCTCGCACCGTATTGGCCTAAAAGCCGACACCAGAAACGCAAGAGCGCAATCCTGTTTGCGCACATGCCGTTATTCGTCAACGGAGCAAACTTGAACAACCTGCAAAGCAAATCTTTGCGTTGGTGCATTGGCGACGAGGTCTGGTTGTGGAAAGCGGGACTGGTTGAGGAATTTCGGCGACGGACGCATGACCGATGGAACTCAAAGCGCATCTTTGTCGGACAGGCAGGCGAGGCTGGCGACCAGTTCTCACTGGCATTCGAGGCAACGACGCGAAAGGAATTTATGTTCTGCTGTCCGGCGTGCGGCTTGCTCCAGCCGTGGAAGTGGGAGTCCATGAAATACAAAGTCTCACTCACGACCAGCGGAGAAACTGACTGGAATGCGCTCGCGAATAGTGTGCATATGGAATGCGCTTGTGGCGAGGTGTTCGAGGATAAGCCGGAAGTCAGGCGTGCGCTTTCGTCGGCTGGCGAATATGTCACGACGGCAGGCGGAATGAATGGCCGTACTGGCTTTCATTTCCCGGCAATGGCCGTCTGGTGGATTCCGTGGGCTACACTGGTGGAGGAATGGGTGAAAGCAACGGGAGAGGAAAAGCGAGGCAACCTTGTGCCTCTACGTCAGTTCAAACAAAAGCGACTCGCGCAACCTTGGGAGGAAATCGGGACGGGAGCGAAGGACGACGAGGTGCTAAACACTCGCGGCGATTATCGGCAAGGGCTTTGCCCGATTGCTAATCCGTGGTTCCTGACGCTTTGCGGAGATCCTGGACAGAATCAAACTTACTGGTCCGTCGCCGCTCACAGCAGGGAGGGCGAGATTTACATTTTCGACTATGGCGAATGCCTTGCGCCCGAAGATTTGCTAGAGATAGCGGGGAGGTCGTGGCCGTGCGTGGAAGGCGCAGATGTGTCGATCCAAGCGGGACTGGTGGACTCTGGTGATTTCACGGAACGGATTTATGACGTCTGCGCTCGCGGGGCAGGAGTGCTTTACCCGTCGAAAGGATCAGGCGGAACTTTCGGAACATGGGCGCAGACAGAACTTAAGGAACGTCCAGGAATGCTGCTGTACACCTACATTGACCGAGCGGCAAAAGTTTCCCTCTACATCGAACGCATTGCCATGCAGAAGCCTCCGTTGCTGCGGTTCCCTATAGATTCAACGGAAGACTTTCTTCGCGGCCACATGGGGCAAAGGCTAGTGCCAAGCAAGACGGGCAAAATCAAAGAATGGCGCAAGGTGGCGGGAGATCACTATGGCGACTGCTCAAAACTTCACCTTGTCGCTCACTGGATTTTAGCCAAAAACCTAGCGTGAGTTTTCCACCTAAGCGCAGTAATCTTTTTTTCAAAAACAAATCATTGACAATCAAACGCACGGTTAGGAGTTTGTAACTCATGCAAACGGCATCAGTATTCCATGACCCAGCGGACAACCTCATTGGCGGCGATATGCGGGAGGAGTTAAACGGCGACTCCTATGAGGACGAACGACAGGAGGACATGGTTGCCAGGATCGAGCGGGAAGCATACATCGAGGCCGCGCACAAACTGATTCCGATTATCGTCGGAATGCTTAACTATATCCGCGACTCTGGAAGCACCGCCGACGTGAGCTTTCGCCTTGCCGTCGCCTGTCATTATTTCGGCCACCCTGCCTATGCTGGGAAATCAATGTCGGAAATCTGTGAATCATTCGGCAAAACCAGAGCAGCAGGGAGTTATGCGACGTTGCAGTTCCAGCGGCGCACCTGCCGACTGCCGGAACTGATCGGCCAAAAATCTCAAGAAACCCGCGCAACCTACTATAACAAAACGAAAGAAAACATCCGATGCAAAACCAACTTAGCACAGCACTAGCGGCTGAAATTAACAACTCATTCAGCCACGCAAAGGCGCAGGCTGAGAGCGCAAAGACACTGGCGGGGAACGCCGTGCAGTCTGCCGTCCGGTGCGGCGAGCTTCTCATTGAGGCCAAGGGAGCGGCCAAGTCGGGCTTTGCTGATTGGCTCGCGGCAAACTGTCCCGACATCGGCATTGAGATCGCCGCAAAGTTTATTGGCGGCGCAAAGAAAATCCGCGAGCGTGGCATTGAAACATTCTCAGGCGCACAGCTTCTTCTATTCTTCTGCGAGGATGAGGCAAAACAGGACCGCCCGATGACCAACCGAGATCCAGAGGGAACGAACTGGCTGACGGAGATTTCGCGATTCTCGGAACGGTTCGTTAAAACTCTCGACCACCGGCCAGCCTCGACTTGGAACGAGGTTGAGAAGGTTACTTTCCTCCGGCACGCAGAGCCGATCATCAAGTTGGCGCGGGAGATTCGGGGTTAGCGTTTGATTCTTTGATTCTTTGACATGGCCGTGGGTGCATGGCATCACCCGACCTCTCAGGTGTGCGACTGTATCTCAGGCGCACACTAACGACTCAGCAAATCAAAGACCTTTCCACGAAGGCGCACCTTGCCGTTCTGGCAGGCGAAGATCAGATTGCAATCACCGCTTCGGGGTTCGATGGCGGGAACGCTTCGGGGCAGCTTACAGCCTCCGCAATCGACATCGGCAGGATCTGTGAGGAAATCCTAGTTTCCCTTGGCGAGGGCGCAACCACCGGGGGCCGCTCGCTATTTGTCCGGGCTGATATGTCGAGCATCTCAGCCGAGGAGGTAGCATGAGCCGGGGCGGGAAACGGGCAGGCGCAGGGAGGCCAAGGAAGGCCGACCCGCAGAACGCGAGCTTTGAAGGTTCGCAATATAGCTATGATCGTCCGGCCATTTATATGGCCAGCGTTGACGCGAAAAAAGAGGCGAGCGCATGGGACCGCATGAAAATCATGAAAGATGCTCGTTGGTGCGTGAACAATAGCGGACCCGCCTCGCGCATCGTTCGCGGCGTTGCTCGGTTTGCTGTTGGCAACGGGCTAGTCCCGCAGGCGCAATCATCGGACTCAGCGTTTAACAAAGCCGCTGAACAACTTTTTGAAGACCGTTATGCTAACGTGCCGTGGGCGTTTGACCGCGCAGGACAGTTGAATTTCTACTCCGCACAGACCGCGCTGGTGGAAAGCATGATGGTTGACGGCGATGTGTTCGCGCAACTCACTAAAAGCGATGCAGGCAGTCCAATGATGCGGTTTTTTGGCGGCGAGCATATCGGGAGTGCGAACAAGAGTGAAGCCGATCTTTACGACGGTGTGCGGGTAAACTCCGAGAATCGGCCAATCAGCTATCGCGTGATGCCAGATCCTGAGAACTCAAAGATTTTCACGGATGTTCCCGCAGAGGACATCATCCACATTAGGCGGCTGCATCGGCTGGGCTACCTCCGCGGGATGTCATGGCTGGCCTCTGCGGTTTCAAGGCTGCAAGACATCCGCGAGGCTCTGGACAATGAATTAGCCTCCGCAAAGCTAAACACCAAGATCGGCCTAGTAGTCGAGACTCCCGACGCTGGCAACATCGGCCTTGGCGGGAACCTTCGCAGGGTGGACAACGGCGACGGGACCACAACCCAAATGGATAAAGTGTGGCAAGGTGTCGGCACGATCCAGACTAAGCCGGGCGAGAAGGTTTCGGCGCACACTTTCGACAGGCCCAACGTGAACCTTGGCACTTATGTCGAGTTCCTGATCCGAGAGATTGCTTACAGTGTCGGCGTATCGCCCGAGATCATTTGGAGCATGACGGGCCTTGGCGGAACCGCCAGCCGTGCGGCGTTACAAGATGCTGATGTGTTTTTCGGAAGCGTGCGGCTTATTGTTGAGCAGCAATTCTGTGTTCGCTTTTGGCGTTATTCGGTATGGAATTTCATCAAGACCGGGCAGCTTCCCTACCCCGGCGACGACTGGCATCGCGTGTCATTTGTGCCTCCGCAGAAAGTTTCCGTGGACTTTGGCCGCGACTCCCGCGCACTGCTGGAGCTTGTCCG